TAAGAGTGATACGGATAAAGAAGGATGGAAAAAGTATAGATGGGAACGCTTACCTAAAAATAGAGAATATTATAAAGAACATCGAGAAGAGATAAGTAATTATAGAAAGACTGACGAATATAAGAAAATAACTCGGGAGACAGCAAAAGAATGGTATCATAATAGAGGAGGACGAGAAAGTTATATTAAGCATAGGATGGCTTGTCCTTGGGAAAGCCATTATAATAATATAAAACAACGACTATATCAAAAAAATAGCTCCGCATACAAAAGAGGCTATAAATATTATGCTGGGAAGGGAATACAATTACTTATGACCTTGAAGGAAATAAAAGAACTTTATGTACGAGATGGTGCGGAGTTTATGAAAGAGCCTTGTATTCATAGGAAAGAATCTGATGGTCATTATACCTTTGAAAATTGTTGTTTTATGGAAACCAAAGACCATAGAAAACTACACGCAGAAATGCGTAAGAAGCCAGAATGAGAAAACTACTTTGCTTATTAGGATTTCATAAGTGGAAGCCATTCGTCCATATGATATATTTCTTTCAATGTAAATATTGTGGAAAGCTAAAGAGATGAATAAGATATTTCAGGGGGATTGCTTAAAGATATTGAGGAAGCTCCCGGATAGCTTCGTTGACTTGGTAGTTACCTCTCCTCCATATAATAAGCACTCCGCCGATAGGAAGTGTAGCAAGGCCGACAGTTGGCAACAGGCCAACATAGATTATGGGGACTTCAAGGATGACCTCCCGGAAGAAGAATACCAAGCACAGCAGAAAGCAGTTATTAGGGAACTCCTAAGAGTTCTAAAGCCTTCTGGTAGCATATTTTACAACCATAAGAACAGGATAGTCAACCATAGGATTATATCACCGGAACAGTGGTTATCCGACTTCATCATAAGGCAGGTTATCATATGGCACAGAGGGAACTCCCCCGCGCTTGAGCCTATTCGGTTTATGCCTACAGTGGAACAGATTTATTGGATTACAAAGGAACAAAAGACACCATACTTCACAAGAGAGGGATTCCAGTTCCAAGACGTATGGCGTATCAACCCGGACAACGATAATGACCACCCGGCACCGTTCCCTATGGAGATACCCAGTAGGTGTATCATAGCAGCCTGTCCGGAGAACGGTATAGTGCTTGACCCTTATAGTGGCAGTGGAACTACTTTAATAGCAGCTAAAACAGCATATAGGAATTACGTGGGTATAGAGCTGAACCCCAAGTTCGTTGAGATGGCTGAAAAACGACTGAAAAGCTCAATGATATAAGAGAGGACGGTGAATGTTATTAAGTGAGAAAGCGAGAGATATACTTACTCGCATTAACGATTATCTGCCAGAATGGGCAGATTTTACAGTAAGGCAATACGGAACAATATACCAAGCAACGATATTCATTGAAAGCTATTACTTTGACCCTTTCAAAGTCACCACCGAAAGCACGTGTCTTGATATAGCTTTGGAGCAGATACTTAAAATGCTTGAAACTTATTGGGTTTATAGTGAGGATGAATCAGAAAGACTTAACGAGTTATTACGAGAATTAGAACGGGACGGGATTACCTAGTCCAATCTTCAAAACCCGGACCACTTCCGGGTAGACGTAGCTGTTCGGGGAGATGCCACTCCCCACTCTTATTCTGCCTGCTTTTAACCAATACAAATACTCCTTCGGTGCCTGCTGTAAGCATATACTGAACGTCAGCAACTATTCCCTTAGCCCATCCCCACTCTCCAGGATACCAAACACGCGTTCCGCCTTTAAACTTTTTCTTAGTGTCTTTTACCCTATCAGCCAGCTCTTTCTTTCTCTGTTCCCTGTATTCTTCTCCACGTTTATCAAGCTCTTTTGGTTCGGCTGGCTTGAATATGTCCTCTACTTTTCGGATAAGACTACCTTCGGCAAGGCCCCAGTTTAGGTTAATACCACGCATAGGAACTATGCTTTTGTTCTTTGGATTGGCGATACTATCCTGGTCGGCTTTGTTAAATGCCAAAGCTCCCTTAAATTTGGACGGTTTCTTGTGTACAATCCAAGACCCGCTCATAACTATCCGCTGATATTTTCTATTAGTCTTACGCTACACCCGGCGGTTGAATATCCCCATATAGCGCCCGCGTAATCTTTCAGGTCTATTCTTGATAAAACACTTGGGGCTACCTGAATTGCGAATCCTGTAAGGTTAGTTACAGTGGCGTCTCCACCGATATATAGGACATCTGCTCCCTCGTTTTCAAGGAATACTGGATCCCCGAATCCGGTTGTTGCTATTAGTTTTGCTGTTGCGGCTGCGAGTGTTACTACTCTCGTAATCATTTTACTTCCTCCGGTTTATTTTTCATTTCTCTACCTTCTGCTTCGTATTCCGCTACCAACTGATTAAACTTTGATAGGACTTGGTTCTTTATCTCCGCGCCTTCGTGTTCTAACCATTGCATCATAGTTTCTACTGATTCTGTTATACTTCTGTCTACTTGGTCATTCTTAAAGACTATCTTACAAGCTTCGTCGGGGTCGATAGTTACGAGTTCTTTGTCCGCTTCTCCGCCCCATATATCCTTTCGTTCTACCAACTTAAATAGCCCAGTTTTGGTCCAAGAATATCCTCTCGCGTGTGCTATAAGCCCTATCAATATGTTTCTGGCAGCTCCTTTCCAAGCACTATCTTTAGGGGACTCGTACCAGTGATACCTCCACACGTACATAGTGTCGTTCTCGGCAAGTATAAGATCTACTTGGACCTTCTGTCCTGTCAGTTGGTTATCGTTGTCTATTATAGGGAATAGGAACGAGAACATATCAAAGAGAAAGTCCCTGCCTTTCTCGGCCAAATCTCTTATAGGAAACCCTTCAAGGTATATCCAATCATATATAGTGTTTTTAAAGTCATTGACATTATCAAATGGTCTGACTGGTTTTATCAATATATCCATATCGCCAAGTGTCGGCTTGGACAGATAGAGTGTGGACCCGACTGGTTGAACCGTTTCTATATCTATGAATCCTGATTTATCGAGTAGGTTTACTATCTGGCGGAGTGTGGTAGGAACGAATTCCCTAGGAATTCTTGAAGCCATAACTACACCTTCGGCAGTTTTAAACGCAAGTCCTCCCTCTTCGATAGAGGTAGGCATCGTGCTGAATCTCTGCGTTGAACCATATCCGTCGGCTATTTGTTCTAATAGGAGCGACAACTTTAAGTCTAGATAGTCCATATAACTATATTTAGTTAGATTAGGACCCCGTTATTTATCCTATCTTTGGCAAAGCCCATATACTCTTCGTTGAGCTCTATGCCTATGAAGCTCCTATTAAGCTTTTTTGCGGCTACTCCGGTAGTGCCACTTCCCATAAACGGGTCAAGAACTGTATCCCCCTCTTTTGTGGAGTACTTTATAAGTTCCTCCATTAACCATACCGGTTTCTGGGTCGGGTGTTTTGTCCGTTCGTGGCCAGCTACTATCGGGTGGTAAAAACAATTGCAATGCTGTCCGTTCTCCCACCTAAAACTATCGTGTCCTTTCTCCTTGTGTGCGAGAAAAAATAGTTCTGTGGCGTGCATATATTTTACCTTACGTACTTGGGGAACGGGGTTGGATTTAATCCAGACACACGTTTGTCGGTAAACCATACCACTACTTCTTACCATACGTCGTATATCGGACAAGTATCTATCGGAAGTAAAGCAGTAGAACGTACCACTCGGCTTTAATACACGTTTGGTTTCGTTCACCAACTGACCGATAAGGGATAAGAAGTCTTCATCAGAGAACTTATCCCATTCAGCTTCTAATGCTATTTTCCTTGATACACCGTCTTTGTATCGTGTATCGTAGACCGGAACAATACCCTCCGCTATGTTATATGGTGGGTCGGTAAGGACCAAATCTATTGATCCGTCGGGTATCTCTTTAATCTTTTGTAAGCAATCACCTTGTATAAGTGTTATCATTCTTCCTCGTCTTTTGGGTAATCTTCGTCTGGAAACGACTCATTCAAGTCGTCAAGATCTTCTAAATACTCGTCATCATCGCCATTTACTTCCTCGTAAATCGACGTTTTCTTTTTAGGCGGTTCTATGTTCTTATTCCGCTTGAAACTGATCTTCTGCTTTGCCAACTTCCTATATCCTCCTTATGTACATTGTGACCATCCACACTGGGGACACTTGACACAGCCTTCGCTGTATTCAACTGGCGCCCCACAATCCTGGCACATTGTATGGTTGGTCTTTTCTACTATATTCTTTACTGGTGTTCCCTTTTCTTCCATATATCTTTTTAATGCCTTTGCTATGGCATCTGAACAGGATAATACCTTTTTAGGGCCCATACCAGCTGCCCTATGACATCCAATAGATAAGAGTTGCCTTATTATCTTATCCGGAGGTATTCTATTTCTGAATGATAAAGATACCATCCTTCCCAAGGCTTCCATATTTGCCTTAGGACAGTTCCCTCCCTTGCCTATTGTAGCGAACAGCTCCACCGGAACGCCGGCTTCTGATTCGCATATGTTTATGAATAATCCACCACATCCGGTTACCATCTTGTAGTTCTTACCAACAGTGACGTCCGGACGTTTTAGTTCCTCCGGTATTACTATCTCTACTTCTTTCTTTTTTCCGTAGCTCTTTGAGGTGGTTAATGGTTGTTCCTCTTTGCTACCATCCCTATATACTGTGATACCCTTTAATCCCTCCTCAAATGCCATACGATACGCCCTGTCCACATCCTCTTTAGGAGCGTCTTTTGGCAGGTTGATTGTCTTGGATACGGCATTACAGACGTGTTTCTGGAAAGAAGATTGCATCCTGATATGGCCTTCCAATGGTACTTCTTGCGCGGTTACAAACACCTTTCTTATATCAGAGGGTATTTCGTCTATTCCTGTCAGAATTCCACCGTTATCTGCTATCTTTTGGATTAGCTTCTTGTTGTGTATTTCCTTCTCTTTTAACTTTTCCTCAAGATATTTATTAACATAAAACAATTTCTCTCCTTCGCATACCGTCTTTGTAAAGGCTAAAGAGAAGTTCGGCTCTATCCCAGACGAACAATCTGCTATGATACTTAACGTTCCGGTGGGAGCTATGGTTATGAGTGTTGCGTTTCTTCTCGGCTCTTCGTCCTTATATATAGACTTACCGAACTCCGGGAAAGGGCCACGTTTCTTTGCAAGGTAGTGTGTAGATTCCAAAGCACAATCTTTTACAAACTTCATTACCTTTCGTGCTATCCGTAATGATTGGCCGGACCCGTATGCTATACCAGCCATAGTCAGAAGGTCAGCCCATCCCATTATTCCAAGACCGACCTTTCTTGTCCTGTCGCTGGCTTCCTTTATCTGCTGTAAAGGGAGCTTGTTCATAGTGATAACGTTGTCCAAGAACCTTATTGCCGTATCAATATCCTTTGCTAACTCTTTTTCTGTAAGCAGAGTATCGCTTCGTTTGCTGAAATACTTTGATAGATTTATGGATCCGAGATTACAAGATTCGTAGTCGTTTAAGGGCTGTTCTCCGCAGGGGTTAGTTGACTTTATAGGACTATCAGGTATAGGATTATGTCTATTTATTTCGTCTATGAATATGATTCCTGGATCTCCTTTTTTCCACGCATTCTCTACGAGCTTGTCCCATACTATCTTAGCCTCAAGCTTGCCTACCGGTTGTTTAGTGTGAGGGTCTACTAGGTCATAGGATTCACCATTCTCCAAAGCCTCCATAAACTTATCAGTTATGGCTACGGATATATTGAAGTTTGGGAATAGGCCGTCTTTCTTACACTCCATAAACTGCATTATTTCTGGGTGGTCTACACGTAGAGCTGCTAGAGCAGCTCCTCGTCTTTTTCCTCCCTGCTTTATAGTATCCACAGTAACGTCGAATACTCTCATAAAGCTTATAACACCGGAGGCTACTCCTTGCGTTGATTGGACTATGGATCCTGCAGGACGAATTGCCGAAAAGTCAAACCCACAACCTCCACCACTCTTATAGACTAACGCAGAGTCGTTTACTGACTTGAATATTCCGTCCATACTGTCCGGTATCGGTATTACAAAACACGCCGAAAGCTGTTGCATATCTGTTCCAGCATTCATTAGGGTAGGGCTATTAGGTAGGAACTTAAGCTCTGCCATTATTCGGTAGAACTCTTCTTCGTAATATTTTCTGTCTTTTTCGTCTGTCTCTGCTGATGCTATGTTTATCGCAACTCTCTTGAATAGCTCCTCCGGTGTCTCTATTACTTCTCCCTTTGTGTTCTTTCTCAAATACCTCTTTTCAAAGACCTTTAACGCGTTCTCGCTCAAGTGTACTTTAGTCATCTACTCTCCTAATCATACGGGACGAAATCCTTATCGTCAGGCTGATGTATCCAAATAATAATTACAATAACCGCTAGGCATAATCCTACAAACTCTAAACAATTCCTTATTATCTTCATAGTTTAACGAATATAAGCAGGAACAAGATAAACCAAAAGATATACTCCATTAACTCTTTTGTTTGCTTTTTCATATATTCTGCTACGATATGTTACATTCGGCCCCCAATATGGACACGCAAAATGTCCTCAATTTTTTACCTATTTTTATATACGTTCTTAAGCTTTCAAGGCTTTCCGGTGATGGAACGTCTCTTTTAACGTCGGCATCCAGACTATCGTAATATTCCGGATACGATTTTATAACAGCCAGAAACGGCTTTGTTATCTGCTTTGTTACTATCCACGTATAGCTTCTTGGGATACCTGAAGGCTGGTCGTTAAACATTAGAACGTCTTTATAAGAGGGAATACCAAGCTCTACCATCTTCTTATTCATAAACAGGATAGAGCTTTTCAAGGAATCAAGAATAATATCTTTGAACTGCGGATCCTTCTCTTTTGAAACGTCTACATCACGCCCCTCTAAAAACTCTGTATACCGTGTAATCGCTTTCTCGGTAACCAACCACGACGGAGAACACTGTCTATTAAACTTATGTGCGAAATAGAACTGTGCTTCTACGTATAGGTCTTGGTCTATCTGTGGACACCTGTTAAATAACTCTACCGCTTCCTCAAAGAACTTATTATGAGCAGGCGACAGGTTACGGAATTTGTTTGTATATTTGAATTGATACCTCTTAAACTTCTCGGCCAAATGCTGGACTGCTAGTTCTTTCATATATTATATTAATACAACTTTATGTAGAAAAATCCATTTCTTCTGATTCACGCTCATAGTCCTCGTCGGACTTTTCACTGACTTTATACTTCTCTATCAACGGCATCCACTTCCTATAATTCTCAAGATATTCCTCGTACATCTTTCTGTTCATCCAATGGTAGTCGCCTTCTTCAAAGAAATAGATAATGTGGTCGGCATTATACCAGTTATAATCTTCGTTATCTATACCCTCATCTTTCCAGATGCAGTATGCTATCTCCTTAACGAGATTTTCTCTTTCTTTTAGAACCCACCCTCTCATTTAAGTAAGTAATCCTTTTGACTATCCCGACTGGGATAGAAATTGATACGCAATGCGTAATATCGAAGTCCGGAGGAGTTAGGTTTACCAATATCAACCTCTCTCTGTCCTTTTTGAATAGAAATCCCACAGATTGCATCGTCGGTAGGGAGCTGGGCTGGCTTCTTATGTCAGCAACGGCATCTACCCAGTCCACTATTACTGGTCTATACTTTTTTGAACGGGAGTTTGTCATAAACGAATCCTGCGGCTCCTTTATGGCCACCGCCTCCGTATTTCTGCGCTATCTCCGACACGTCTATCTTTGTGGAGTATAGCCCTATCATCCACTTCTCCCCGTTGAACTCAAAGGAGAGGCACACATCATACTTTTGCATAAGGTCACCGAATACAAGGCTTCCAAAGTTGTAGAACCCACAGGCATAGCACTTGTGGCCTTCAAATTCGGTTTCAAAGCCATACGATTCACGGTAGTCCTTGCATACCCAATCCCTGAACCGGACGCATATAGACCCCTCTTTTTTAATTTGCTCTATGAACTCTTTATCGTCCTGAAACAACCTATCCCACGTGTTGCTCTTCGGATCCTGCGGATAAGGAAGCAGTCCGGTGGTGAAGTTCTTTGTTTCAAATCCGAACTCCCACTTCCACGCGTCCATATCTGCTATGAGTAGAACTGCCGGTGGGGGGTCTGTCTTGTAGAAGTATTTCCAACATAGGGAACAGGCAGCCGTTTCAACACTACGGATACCGTCTATATGTTCCATCTTCTTAATCTGTAAAGAGGTCTTATGATGGTCTATCCAAACTATATTCTTTGTTCTCTTTAACAGCTGGTCTACTACCTTATCGTCCTCCACGCAGAAATCTACTATGTAAACGTACTCATTCTCCTTGACTTTATCTATCGGGAACTCTTTTTCATAATCCATTTCTTCCAATTTTATATCGTCGTGTCCCCAATTTGTTTCAGTAACATACCTGTAAACTATTGCCCCTGAACACCTTCCATCCAGGTCCGAATGATGCACTATTAACATACTTTCTTAAAAGCTGACCTCACCATCGTCGTCAGCTTCATCCTCCACAGCATCCCTAAGGTCATTAAGCATAGTCCTAAGGGTTTCTATTTGACCGAAAGCTATCATAATGTTGCAACCGTCTTTTGCGTCTAGGAAATCTCCTTTATTCTTACCCTTAGTTTCAAAGGCAACAAAGTTACCTACAAAGCATACTTTGTCATTATTGGCAGCGGTGAACCGTCTTATCATTTCCATAAGGTCACGAAGTTCACACTGGAGGGGAGTAGTTTCCTTTTTTTCTTCTTTTTTCTTCTTCCAATCTTCCATTTTTATCTCCTCATACGACGCTTACTGTATGTCCTTCACTCTTGTAAATGTTCTTTCTTATCTCTGAATGTCTAGTTAGGTAACGGTTGCCTTCGTCATAGAAGTCATAGACCGAAACATACCCCTTTTGGTTAGGTCTAAGAGCCCTTCCCAGACGTTGAACTACCTTTCTGAACCCCTTTCCGGCACTTGCTATAATGATAGCATCTATGCCCTTTTCAAAGTCTATACCCTCGTCAAATATCGTGGAGCCTATTAGGACGTATTTATCGTGGGAATTTATGAAGTTCTGTATCTCTTCGTATCGTTCAAGGGAGTCTACCCCTCCCCATAGGAACGTGGTATTCGGTATTAGGTGTTGAAGTTCCCGGCCGTGGTCTATATGGTTGATAAGGATAAGGATCCTGCCATCTTCCTTCTCGGCTATCTTGCGAATCATCTCATTACGTATATTATTGTTAACTACAAACTCTTTATAGGCAGCTTTCCACTCTACTCCCTTGGCATCCTCGTTCTTTACCGAAAGCATACCGATTATGGGTCGGACCAGTAGTCCCATATCTATAAGCTCTTTGGTAGTCTTTTCGTAGATAACGTCCCCTATGGACTTCTTGATAGTCCAGTCTATCGCCTTGTCCTCATATGTGAAAGGAGTAGCATCAAACCCCAGCTTAACCAAAGCAGAGGTCTTTTTGGATAGTTCGGAGTAGGTATTGGCCGCTTGGTGCTTACATTCGTCTACCACTAACACGTCTGCTGTCTTATAGACCTCCGGGAAATTCATAATGGATTGGATGGTTGAAAAGATATACCTCTTGCCTTTATAGTTCTGTTCCCCTCCCCATATGATGCCGATTTCCTCGGCCGGGAAACCATAGGATATCATTCGGTCATAGAGTTGCATTACGAGGTTAATTTGACCTGCAACGATAATGGCTCGTTTAGGCTGGTATGCTTTCAGGACAGCACAAATTACGACCGTCTTGCCACCCCCGGTTGCGATTTTGACTATGCCAAATCCTTCTCTTAAACAAGTCTGCACGGCTTCTATCTGATACCCGCGTAGCTTGATATTCGGCAGAAAGTCCTCTGGTATTTCGGAGTATTGCGGCTTTAGGGTGGATCGGTTGTTCTCAAACGAGTAGGATAATGTGTTAGTATCAAGAAAATGTAGCAGTTCTTTCAATAGACCTATGGGAAGCTTGCCTGCCTGCGTATAGAACTGTATCGTTCCATCCCAACCACCCTCACGATACTTTTTGGCAAACTGGGCTCCTGTCTTAAAGACAGTGAAGTATTTTTTCAGGAATTGGTTTATATAACTTGACGTTTCTATCTGCATCCAAAACTGGTCTATAAACTTGATCCTGACCTGCGCTCTATTATCTATCATTTTCTTTCATTTTTATCGCCTTTCTTCAACTAAACAGATTGCGGCCAGCGTGTCTTGGTAAGTAGTACCTTGTTTAGCCTTCCTATCAATTATTTGTACAATTAATAGGGTTTTTAATAGAGGTTTTTGATGAAGGATAATGAAAATCTTTTAATAAGTTTTTATTACCCTCACCTCTATTATAGGTATATACTTGCTTTGACTTGGAAGAACCTATCGGTGTTCTGACAGGATAGAAAGAGTTCGCTTTTACTGACACGGGTATTGTCGGCACCCCAGCCGCTTGGACGCGGTCCGCACGCTGCCGGACTACGTATAAATCTTTTGTTCTACTTACCTTGTTTAGTGTCATATATCCTCAACATTTCTAAGGAACCCGCTGGATTGTGGTCAGGGTATCTTTCCTATTTCCGTCTTTATGTGTAGGTAAGAGGTTCGACACGCAATGGATTTGTCAGCTTTTAAGACCGTCAAGCAATTACCCTCCGAATTCACTACACCGGTTGACTCGTTATTTTAGGGAAATAAAAGTCAGAATAAACAAAAACCCTTTAAGGCGGTTAAGCCTTCGGTATCGGTCTTAGGATTATGTCGTGGAGTATGTCTTCTCTTTTTAGGTCTGTGTCTACTATGATTTTATGTGTTACTACGAACTGAAGTCCGTACTTCGTAAGGACGGTATTTACTTCCTCGGCGCATTTCTTTACACTATCGAGAAAAGCCTTCTGTTCCGGGGTTAATTCCGGTGTCTTTGGTGCTTCTACTTTTACTTCGTCTGCCATTTTTATACGTCTCCTTTACTATATTAATACTAAAACGAGCGAAAAATTACTCATATTTTTTCATCTCGTCGTAATCCACCATTAAGGACTTATAATCGAGGCCCATCTTTGCGGCTACGTTTATTATGTAGTTTTTCGTCAGGACCGGGGATTTATACCAACCCTTACGGAGCTCCTTCTTAAGCTCGTTCTGTATGCCGTAGACGATACAGCACGTAAAGTAGTTGAATGCCTTTGACTTAACCCGGCCGTCCTTATGCGCGGGCTTCCAGCAGTGGATAGCGGTCATCATATTCAACATCATACTCTGGATCAGGTCTTCCTTATCGTGTGAGTTCGGCATAGGGAAATTTCCGGGGCAGATGTTATTGTAGATATTACGGACGGCTATGTTGTAGACGGAATTGATTATCTTTTTGAAGATTACGAACAGCTGGTCAAGGGTCTTTGGATCCTTTGTTCTCTTATACCGACGAAGTAATCGCTCAAACTCATCATTATCTACATACTGGACCTTTGGCTTCTTTTGGGCCGATTCCTGCTTTTTCTTTGCCATACATACATATTAATATAAAAAAGTGTAAAATTTTACATACTTTCGCATTAATATTACTGTTAGGGTATTGACTTTACTCAAAAGTAAGGTAAACTTGGAGGGTAAACTTTGAAACAGACGGAAAAAATAGTTAGGCAGTATATTTTCTCGTTCGCGGAGATAAAGAAAGCATTAGGTATCAGGGGAGAGCTGAAATCTTCTACTCTCTGGGAAGGGCTTTCTCCGAATGATGAGGAACAGGGTCTTTCACGGGATAAGGAAACGATAGAGATTATAACAGAGGAACAGAAATGAAACAGGACGTTTCACCGTGCTGTGGCGCGGAGTTCAGGAGTTATACAGCACACGACTATCCTTTTGAAAGTGGGTATAAATGTTCGTGTTGCGGGCAGGAGTGGAGTTACTTACAGATGTCTAGGGATGAACATAAGAAGCCGTGCGAGCCTTGGGCCAGATGTTCGTGTGGAAAGCGTAAAAAGAAATGAAGCTTAATATAGGTTGTGGAGTTTGGAGACCTGCCGGATATGTTACTTATGATTTGTATGACGCTACGGCTGACGTTCAGGGTGATGCGAGAAAACTTCCTTACGAAGATGGCTCAATAGAAGAGATACTGGCTTCTCACCTATTAGAACATTTCGACTTTAAAGAAGCTTTCGCAGTGCTGACAGAGTGGAAACGTGTGCTTTGTCACGGAGGGAAGCTGATATTAGAAGTCCCCAACCTTGAGAATATCTGCCGTAAATTCGCAGACGATCCAAGCTCAAGAGTAAATTTGTATATACAGATATTCGGAGCTCCTTGGTATCCCGGTCACGGGCATTTATTCGGGTACGCGCCAGAGCAGTTGTTATGGACATTACAGACCGTAGGATTTAAGGATATAATAAGGATGCCACCGCAGAGATACTTGGAGCTCGGGGACCTGTGTATGCGATATGAGTGTTTAAAATGATATCTCCGTGTCCTCACTGCTATTGTATGACCAAGACTATTAAAGGCAAGTGTGGGAAGTGCAAAAAGACGAAATTCCATAGGCCGGAGGGCAGTTTGGCTTCGGATTATAACGATGTGCAGATGAATGACCACAAGACTTTGCTGACCGACGAGGAGGTGAGGAGAGGTCAACATCACTAAATAGTATAGTACAAAGGGCATAATGGACGTATCTGCCGAATTCATACAATATATATTAAAGAAACAGGATATAGATTTTAAGCATTACCCGGACAAAGGGTTCTTCCAAATCTGTAACCCGTTCACTGACGATAGAAAGTTCCATATGGGACTGAACTATCGGCTTCAAGTTTATAACTGTTTCAAGACCTCCGAAAAGGGTGGTCTTTTCTTTTTCTTCCGAAAGCTATTGAACGTGTCGGAGGAGAGGCTGATACATATGCTTATGAAGTTCAACAAGCATAAGCCTATCGTTATCAAGGAGCAGGAAGAGGTAGTAGATGACGGAGTGGTCCACTATCACAACGTTCCTAATAACTGGGTATTGGTTGACGATATACCGGCCCAACCGGCAAAGAGTATGCACTATGCTTATCTATTACGTAGGAACATATCTAAGGATAAGATACTAAGGAATAAGTTCTATTACTCTACTCAAGATACATCGAGAGTTGTAATACCTTACACTATGAATGGGAACTTGGTCTATTGGATAGCACGGGATATATTAGGTAAGGCGGATAAGAAGTACCTATATCCCCCAGAGAACCTTGTAAAGAACAAGCGCAGTGATCTTCTATATAACTATGACTTCGCAAACCGAGATGAACTAATTATATGCGAGGGGCAGTTCAACGCACTCATAGTTGATGGGGTTGCCATAGGGGGTAAGGATATATCAGATATGCAGTTGAAGCTGATACGGTTTATGGCACCGAAAAAGGTCATATTGGCATTTGACCAAGACGTTCCGGGGAAGAAGGCTATAGCGAAGAACTTGCCTTTACTTGCTCCATACTTTAATGACAACCTATATTTTCTATCGGCAGATGTTACGGAAGAGGACTTTGCGGATATGGGAGAAGAGGGAGCTCGTCGGTATATTACATCAAACGTTAGTCGTTATACACCGGCCAGTGCTTATGCCGAAAAATTCTTCCATTAAGAATGGAATATTTAGAACGGATTTGTATTAATATCTATGTATGAAAAATTTACTTATTGTTTTGGGCGTTGTCGTATATATTGTGATAGTCATTCTACTGGTGAACGAAAGGCCGCAACAGCAATATCATAAGTCTTGTTCCACTTGTAGCAGTGGCAAATGCAACGCTGTAATTGAGGTTAGATAACGGGGGTGTAGATGTCGGATAAGTTGTCAACACAGGAAATAGCGACGGCCCTTGAGGCCACCAAAACAGCGGAAATTACTGTTACCGCTAACGGAACGATTAAGCCTAGGTGGGAAGAGAAACCTAGGGAAACCGGTCTACGTATAGAGGTAAGAAGGATGGATAACAAAGATGCACAGATGTTTGAGATTGATAGGTGCTTACGGAAACTCAAGAAGCGTTGCGAAAAGGAAGGTATCTTTAGCATACTTCGTGATCGTCAGCATTACCGGAAACCATCTGAAATAAGGAGAGAGAAGGCTAAAATAGCCAGAAGGCTAGCCGAAAGACGTAAGAAGAAGCAGGACGAGAGGGATGCCCTCTACGAAAACACGAAGTTCGTACCAGCAAAAAGACGATATGAAGAAAGAGGTGATAACTCTAATGTTGTTAATAGACGAAATTTTCAAAAAACTTAAAGATGAAAAACAGATGGAATGGACAGATGTTATGAGCGGTCTGGTGGAATGGGCTGCGAGTAAGTATGGGGATGAGGTAGGCGACGTAATACTTCTTGAAAAATATCCAACCTTCGTCGACATAGTAAACGCATACTACACAGAGTTATCCCTGACCGCTCAAGCAGAGGTCAACGCAGCGCCAATAGTTGTACCGATAATAGAAGAAACAGTGTCCCGAACGGACTAAACAGCGGTATAATGTATTGGTGAGGGATAAATGGAACCACTAATACTCGTAACACTATATTTCGGATTAGCATACCTTATGACGATGTTGAAGTTTCAGTACACAAGTTCTTTTGTGGCATTCGTCGTAGGGCTGTTGCTGTTTTCTACGGAGACACGCATACTCCTATTTTTCTTCCTCGTCGTGATTGCGTGTCAGATAACCAAAAACTTCGATAAATTTAGGGTTAAATATGCCAAAACAATTTAGCCTACACGGACTAAAAATATTCGTTAAAGGAGGGCCTGTTTGTGCCAAAGGCCAGGAAAAAGCTTTTAATTGGGGAGGCAGACGTTGAGCATTGTTGTAGTGCCAAATGGGAGGGGCTGAATAAGGAACAGAAGTTCAATGTAGTTTACGATAAGACACTTGCCTTGCAGATTAGGTTGGCAAACAAGCTTATCGGGAACCTGAAGCGGTTTGAGTGCTACACTTCAGAGGACTACTTGGAAACAGACGACATTCTCCAAGAATGTTCGGTGTTGCTGTGGACGTTGTTGAATAGCTACGGTCATATTCCCTACCAGGATTTCCTACGTCTTTATAAAACATCTATTTGGAAAGCGGTATACCTATCTGGTATCAGCAAAGCCAAGCTGAAAAAGAACGCCTGCCTTACAGCTCCGTCATCAGAATCCAATCCGACACTCCAAGATGATATACTGAGGAGAACAGACGATGTTGAGCTTGTTCCCGTCAACAGCTTTGATGCTCTGTTTGATAAGATGGATATGGAGTGGATTAAGGAGGGGTTTAATAAGTTTATAAGCAGTGTTCCTACTATGACCGATACCGATAAGAAGATATTCAACCTTATCGCAAACCCGTCCGACGGGTTCATAGATTTCTGCCTAAAGAGGAACAACTCAAAGAAGAACACAGCCAAAAAAATCATAAACAACGTGAACATAGCCAAGTTTCTTGATATCTCTCCAACTGGAGTAGGTATGAGCATCAAAAGAATTACCGACACCTTCAGTCGGTATCAAAGGAGAACCGAAACAGTTGATAATAGAGAAGTTCAAGAACAAGAAGTTCGAGTTCGGGAAAAATCTGGAGTTTGAAGTAGCAAAAACAATAATAGACAATAGGCGGTTCTTGGTATCAGTAATCGAGTACGTCGATTCTGATTTCTTTGATAGCAAGACCGCTGGTATTGTGGTTGATATAGCAAAGAACCACTTTAAGAAATACTCTGATTCTCCTACTATTGACATCATAAAGGCCGAGGCTAAGAACTACCTCACCCCAAAAGACGATGTAGACCTATTCTTTTCAGAGCTTAAGCAGATAGAGGATTTGGTAATTCCCGAAACTGAAAAGCAGTATGTAAGGGATCAGACTATTGCCTTATGTCAGTATAATGCCTTGAAGCTGGCCCTGTTTGAGGGGGCCGAGATCCTTATCACCGAAACAGACCTGCCGGAAGACTATGTAGGAACTATAAACGAGAAGATTAAGAAGGCAATATCGGTTGCCGAACACAAGGATTTAGGTCTTAATTATCTTAACAACCCACAAGTTCGTATAGCCGAGGAAATACGCAATAGGAATTCGGAGAACAGAATATCCACCGGTATAAAGAGGCTCAATGATGTTCTTTACGGTGGTTGGTCCTCGCAGGAATCTACCCTATCTGTTGTAGTTGCTCCCACCGGGATAGGAAAGTCCATCTTCCTCTGTAATTTCGGAGCCGCCGCTGTAAATAGTGGAAAAAAGGTAATCCATTTTACCCACGAACTGTCGGAAATGAAGACAGCCGCTAGATATGACAGCATACTCTCAAAGGTTAAGCAAAGCGATAGGTTGGAAGTTCCGTCTGAACGGGAAAAGCTGTTTCGTTCTCTTGCCAAGATACAAAACCAGTATGGAGATATAATACGGATAAAAGAATATCCTACCAAGACGTGTTCTACTATGACTATACGCAGTTATATTGAGAAAGTGCGTGAGCTAGAGAACTTCGTTCCTGATATCATCATAACCGACTACCTTGATATTATGGTTGCGAATTTTAATGCCTTTACGGAGGACGAGTATAATCAGCAGAAACGAATATCGGTTGAACTTAGGGCTCTGGCGCAGGAGCTAGATGTTCCTATAATAACAGCTTCGCAGACCAATAGAACCGGAGCAAAGGGAGACGATGCTGACGAAAAGGCAAGTAAAAGAAGGATGCTACGGGGAACAGACATAGCAGAATCATTCGGCAAGGTGTTTGCTAGCGACCTTTTGATGTCAGTAAACCAGACACCGGAGGAAAGGTCTGTTGGGAAATGTTCTCTGTATATAGACAAGAATAGGAATGGTCCTTGTGGTTTGCGTATTCCTATGGTTATAAACTACGACACAATGAGTATACTTGAAGCTTGTGAGTCGGATACAGATGCGGATACGGCTTATAAAGCTTATGTAGATGCTAAGAAAAATAAGGATAAACCGGCCAGTGCGGAGCTGGAAGATGACGATTTCATACCAGTTCCCCCAACTGATACGGTTAAACCGATAGATATATAGGAAGAAAATATGAAGAAACTATTTATACCAACAATTGTAATATTAGCAACACTATTATCCGGCTGTGGGATACAGAAATACCTAAAAGAAGCCGATGACCTGTATAATAGGCCCTGTTATCGGGGTGAGGATAAAGAGATGCCGGAAGAAGTGGCCAGCTTTTATGAAAGTAACTATTCGGACACCTCCGACAACGACAAGGCTGTTATGGTGTATGAACGTCTTAAAAAGCAGGGTTGGGACGTGGATATAATAGAACAGCGTGTTAAGGTTGTTAGAAAGATAGTTACGTGGAACGGTCGGAGGATATGGCCGTGTTCTTACCACGAAGCGTACAGTTGGAGTGAGTGGAGCGCTAATATGAAACAGCGTAGTCAATCACTCAAAGGCTTGGATAAGCACACACCAGTAGACCAAGCAGAAAAAAGTGTAGAATGAACTGGTTTATTGTATTAATAGGAGTACTGCAGGTTATATCGGCAATATACTTTTGGGTGAATAATTCTTATCCGTTAGGGTTCGTCCAATTCTTTATAGGGCTGGCTAACTTTGCTATGGTGTTTGTCAAATATAGATAGGGGGTATAATGAACGGTGTTCCTTGGAAGGAAATAATAGAGTTATTGAGGTTTTGGGGGTGGATAGCCTTCGGTATAACTATGGTGAAAATGATACAAACCATAATAGTAGAAGTGTTTACGAGAACGTGTAGGCATTGCGGTAAGAGAGTATGAGAGGATTCAAAAGCCCTTTAAATTGGTATGGTGGAAAGTATTATATGGCGCCGGAGCTAATAAAGATGTTCCCTAGGCATAGGGTTTACTGTGAGGTCTTTGGTGGGGCTGGCCACGTCCTATTTAAGAAGAACCGTAGTCTTATAGAGGTCTACAACGACAAGCACGAATGCCTATATTTGCTGTTTAGTATGCTTAGGGACGAGGCTAAGAGAAACATCCTTATACCGAAGCTTCAGCTAACACCTTATTCAAGGCAGGAATTTAATGCGTGTCGTGATTGGCCGGAAGAGAAAGACCCTATTGAAAAGGTCCGTAAGTTCTATGTAATGACTATGCAATCTATATCCACCAACGGTGGTTGGGCGTATGCGAGGACAGTATCAAGACGGGGTATGTCCGGGATAGTGAGTAAGTGGCTTGGGAACGTGGACGAAAACCTTATAGACGCGATTGAGAGGTTAAGGGAAGTCCAGATAGAGAACCTGGATTGTATTGAGTGTATAGAGAAATATGACAGCGAGGATACGTTATTCTATCTTGATCCACCATACGTTTTGGATTCACGAAGCGCTCCGGATTCCGGGTATACGCACGAAATGACCGATGACGACCATAGAAAACTCATTAACTGCTTATTACAAATAAAGGGTAAGGTTCTGCTTAGCGGATACGATAACGATATATATAAGGAATTGGAGAATAAGGACTGGCAGAAGATAAAACTAGGGGAATACAAGAAGTTCAGTGATATGGATAGGGATATAGCAACAGAATATATTTGGAAGAATTTTGGGAAAGGTGTTATATGAACAAGATAAACGGAAAAGAAGTTCCAAGCGGTTCAGTATTACCGATTATAAGTTACATAACCGACGATAAAGGAGATTTATCTAAGCCCTGTGTTCCAGTTACCGAGATTACACCGGAAACAGCAAAGCTGATAGACGATATGATTCTGACTATGGTGATTGTCGGGGGTCTTGGTCTGTCGGCACCGCAGGTCGGGGTTCATTTGCAGATATTCGTGGTAAGTGGGGTTGTGGCCGGCCAGGATGAAGCAGTAGTATGCGTCAACCCGGAAATGACTCCTCTTAGTGAGGGAAAGAACAACGCAAAGGAATACTGTTTAAGCTACCCAGATATGGGTAAGTATGTTGAGAGGTATAACGAGGTCCAAATAAAGGCATATGGCAGGGACTTGAAACAGCAGTTCGTATTGTGTGGTGAGGGTGTTCAGGCCCGTGTATTACAGCACGAAATGGACCATATGCGGGGCATAACCCTAATAGACAAGTAGGAGATATATGAAAACATTATGCATAGTTTGTGGAGAGGAATTAGAAGAGAAAATGGATTTAATAACGTCGTTCCCAGCAAAAACAGAACGCTTTTGTAATAACGAAAAGTGTCCTAGATATGGGCTGATTACCGTAGTATGGAGAGAGCAGGATTGGAAGACTACCGATGAATAGTTGGTTGAATCAAATACACAAAGGCAATGTTCTGGACGTATTATATAATATGCCTAAGAATTTTGTATCTTGTTGCGTTACTTCACCGCCGTATTGGTCTTTGCGTGATTACGGAGTAGACCCTCAAATTTGGGATGGAGATAAGAGCTGTAAGCACGAATGGGAACAAGAGGTAACCAAAAGGCCGAATGCGGCCGGGGGAAAGACCGGTTGGAACGCGGCTAAGGGTAAGGATAACGTAAGTGAGTTCGTAGACTATCATAAAAGAGAAACCTACTCCGATTTCTGTAAGAAGTGTGGGGCTTGGAAAGGGTGTCTTGGCCTGGAGCCGACGGCAGAGTTATATGTGAAACATATATGCGATGTATTTGACGGCGTTCGTCATACTTTAAGGGACGACGGAGTTATATATCTCAATATTGGAGACACCTATATTAGCGGTGGTGGTCCTTCTAGGCATATGGGGTATGGGGATCCGAAGAACCCCAAAGTTGGAGAGGTGGATTTCCAAGAGCCGAAAACTATGATACAAAGCTTCCCTGAAAAGTGTCTTGGTATGGTGCCTTATAGGGTTGCTCTTGGTATGATAGCTCGTGGTTGGGTACTTCGTAATATAATAATGTGGCATAAGCCGAATGCTATGCCTACGTCTGTATCTGATAGATATACAGTTGATTTTGAGCCAATATTCTTTTTCTCTAAATCATCTGATTACTATTTTGAACAGCAGTTTGAGAAGGTGAGCATTAAAGATATACCCCCTAGGATAAAGAGAACTACTTGGTCGGTGTCTACGAAACCTCTAAAAGAGGAACACTTTGCTCCATACCCGGAGGAGCTGGTTGAGGATCCTATTAAAGCAGGCTGTCCCTGTGCCATATGTAACAAGTGTGGTAAGCCGAGGGAGAAGATTATAGAGAGAGTTGGTCCTTCGTCATACGACCTTACAAAGAACGACGATAAATCTCATTGGAAGTCAGAACAAGGCCAAAAGCAGAATATGAGAGGACCAAGAGAAGCTTACGAAAGGCCGATTAGGGAGCTTGGCTATACCGATTGCGGATGCAACGCGGGGTTTCATCCTGGTGTTGTATTAGACCCGTTTATGGGTAGCGGGACTACGGCAATAGCAGCTAAGAAGTTAGGTAGGGATTATGTTGGTATAGACCTTAACCAGAAGTATATAGATATCGCATACAGACGATTAAAAACAGTGATGATATGAAAAAAAGAAAGAAAATTACTATGGAAAGATATAATAAGATAATGAATAAGATAATCAAAATGGGTAAGCCTGTAAGTGATACCTTGATTGAAATGTTAGACGAAGCCTCCAAATATACAATAAAGGCTAAGAAATGATAGAACTGAATAAGATTTACAATGGGGATTGTGTGGAGGTATTGAAAACCTTCCCGGACAGCTTTGTGGATTTGGTTGTTACCTCCCCTCCCTATAATTGTGGTATCAAATATGATTCATACGAGGATAAGATAGATATAGACCAATACTACAAATGGTCTAAGGATTGGATGTCGCAGATATTTAGGGTATTGAAAAAAGACGGCCGGTGCTGTATAAATCATTATTTAAGTATGGGGAGCTCGCAAATAAGACACGCTCCTTTAATGACATTAAACGAAATAGCTGTTAGGGAGATAGGATTTAAACATCACGGGGTAGCACTTTGGATGGATAAGACACTTAGTAATAAAACAGCTTGGGGGTCGTGGTTGTCGGCTTCCGCTCCTTATATAGCTTCTCCGATTGAAGGAATACTTATATTATATAAGGAATTATGGAAAAAGGAAAAAGTTGGAGGTGTTTCCGATATAAGCAAGGAAGACTTTATAATGGGATGTCGTGGTATTTGGGATATATCAACAGACAGAAAAAGGCTAACTATGGCGACTTTTCCGGAGGAACTTCCGAAGCTCTGTATTCAGCTTTTTAGCTATGTTGGAGACACTGTTCTTGACCCGTTCTCCGGCAGTGGAACAACGGTTACAGTAGCAAAACGTTTATACAGAAATTATGTTGGTATAGAGTTAAGCCCCAACTATACAAAAGTGGGGGAATCGCGGGCAAAGCAGGTGATAATATGAGTATTTGGGTGACAGCCGACACACACTTCGGCCACGATAATATTAGGAAATACTGCCAACGTCCCTTCAGTTCATTAGATGAGATGGATTATACTTTGATGGAGAACTGGAACCGGGTTGTTAAATCTGGGGATACTGTATATCATCTTGGGGATTTTGCCTACGGTGACCACGAGCGGGTTAAGAGGTATCGGTGGTCTTTGAAGGGTAAGATAATTCTTATAATGGGTAACCACGACTATAAGAATAGGATTAAAAACATAAAAGGTCTTTTTACAGAGATAGCAGACCTCAAGACTATAAAGTATAACGGGGAGAAACTTATCCTATGCCACTATGCTATGAGAACTTGGGATAGCTCCCATTGGAATACCTACCAACTCTATGGCCATTCTCACGGCCGTATGCCTCCAGTAGGTAAACAAATGGACGTAGGCGTGGATGCTAATGGGTTTCAGCTATTCCATATAGACCAAATTATGAAGACTATGTTGCTTAAGCCAGATAACCCAAATTATATACCACCGGAGGATAGGAATAGAAGTGATAACAGTACACGTTGATAGAGAAAGAATTGAGCGGGGTCTATTTTTAGCTCATAAACATTCAAAGAAAGAATGGGCTAATTATAAGACTGGTAAGACTGAATGGAACCGTGGTTTGAATAATAACGAGTCTCGTCCCTATGACGTTGAGATGCAGGGTATAATGGGGGAATTAGCTTTTGAACAATTAACTGAAATACCAATAGACGAAAGTTGGGAAAAGAAAGTTGATTTTTATGTAGACCTTTTTATTAAGGAGAAAACATATAGGGTAGGGTTAGACCAAAAGAATCAGACGAGAATGTATTCGGATGTATATGACGGGGAGAAATTTTTTGGATATTACGTCAGAGCCAAGGGCGTTAAAGATGAAATAAGTATATATGCTTTTTCTGTTTGGGTGAACTGGGAAGATTTTAAGGAAGATACAGTTTATGAGAATGGTGTTATTAAGTCTGTTAGCGGTGAATTTCTACTGCCTGAGATAAGATTTTCTCATTGCATCTTCAAGGAAAATTTATTGAAATGTCCAAGACATATATCTAGGAAAAATCAAGATAATTATTGCATATCAACCATAAACAAAGACCTATTCACAATAGAAGAATTGATGTATTTGATGAGAAAAAATATAAAACAGGAGGCACCAATACTAACAGGTGGAATAATATGAAAAAGAAAATGATAGTCGTTGATATTGACGGAGTGTTAGCCAGGTTTGACGAGCTGTTCGATGCGTTCATACAAAGGATGATGCCGGAGATAGACAAGCCACGAAAAGAGCAAGTTCATTTGACGGATAGGTATAATCTCCCTACGTCAATGATAGATGTCGTATTTGAGAAATTTGTTAATGATAGTATGTTCGCATACTGCAAACCTTACCCTGATATCCATAGGGTAAACTACCTCAAAGACCCCGTTATAATAACGGTAAGACCAAAAGAGGCCGCAGAAGATACGTATATGTGGTTAGCTAGGCACGACATATCGTTCAATAAGGTTATTATCACAAAAGATAAGTCCAAATACGCAAAAGACACTGCTGTTATATTTGAGGATAGAGGAGAGTATATATTGCCTTTCGCAGAAGCAGGCGCTAGGTGCTTCCTATTCGACCAGCCATATAATCAGGATATAAAGCATAAGAACATCATAAGGGTATCCGGCTGGAAAGACATAAATACAAGTGAGATAAACAGTTATGTTAATAAAGTATCGGGGATTGGAACTAGAGCTAACGCAGTTGCCAAGCGGTAAATACAAGAAGCCGAACATATCTCAGTTCGTTAAATCCGGACGGGGTAGTACGTGGTTGGACGATTGTAGGATCCCCTATGCTAGTGAGTTCGATAAGTCCCAAGCCACACCGCAAGGCAAATGTACCGCAAACAGCAGTGCCGGAGCCAGGCCAGACGCGGGTGAGGGTTTGGAACGGGGGGAATTTGATAGGCCGGACCTTGTTGGCAGGTTCCCGTCTAATCTCATAGTGAGTGATGACGTTTTTGGGTCGGTTCAAAGTGAGGGGGCTATGGCTCCGGTAAAGGCAGGACAGAAGGGCTGGGGAGGGGAGATATACGGAAAGTTCAACGCTGGCGGAGATGACGGAAAGAGCTTCTATTCTGATAAGGAAACGTCTAAGTCGTTTTCAAGGTACTTTGACCTAGATAAGTGGGCTGCTGACAGAGGAGTTAAAGACACCTTTCCTTTTCTTATATGTCCAAAGGCAAGTAAATCAGAGAAGAACCAAGGACTAGAAAATACCGACCTTCCGGAGCGTGTGGTTAGCGGGGAGACTACCGATTTCGGTAAAATGGGTATTAATACTCCAGAAATGCGTGAAAAACGGGGTGTTACGACAGAGCTGCCGAGATACAAGAATTTTCACCCTACGGTAAAGCCGGTAAAGTTGATGTCCTACCTTATTACTTTAGGGTCAAGACGAAATGATACTATTTTAGACCCATTTATGGGTAGTGGAACTACCGGTGTGGCAAGTAAGCAGTTGGGTAGAGATTTTATAGGAATAGAACTTAACTCTGAATATATGGAAATAGCAAAAAAGAGAATAGAGAATACGCAGGAGCCGATGATATGAACAAGATAATAAATGGGGATTGTCTGGAAGTGTTAAAATCACAACCAGCCAATTCTGTAGATTTGATAGTCACAGATCCTCCTTATGGTTATTCGTTTATGGGTAAAGAGTGGGATAAGGCAGTACCTCCAGTAACCATTTGGAAGGAGTGCCTCCGAGTATTAAAGCCGGGTGCGTTTGCGTTTGTAATGAGCGCTCCTAGGCAGGACGTTCTGCATAGAATGATAGAGAAGTTAGAACAGGCTGGGTTTGATACGTCCTTTACGAGTATATACTGGGCCTACGCAAGCGGTTTCCCTAAGGCTATGAACTTAGGTAAGGCAGTTGACCGTAAGCTTGGGAACGAGAGGGAAGTGGTAGGAAGAAACCCTAATAGCAGAGAGAACTGCGACAAGTCCAATACCATATACGAGAGCGGAACTGTCGGAAAGACTGATTACATAACCAAAGGTACTTCTCCATTAGAGGGAAGTTATGGTGGGTTCCAGCCGAAGCCGGCCGTTGAAATTATCATAGTGGCTATGAAACCTATGGTTGAGGATACCTATATAGCCCAATCATTAGCTAGGGCAGATGAGGAAGAGCAGATATTAAAAGAGATAGAGAAAGAACACGGGATAGAAATAGAACGATGAATATAAAGTATCGTGGTGTTGACATTGAACTAGAGAAGCTTCCAAATGGGAAGTATAAGAAGCCGGATATAGCACAATTTACCAAGTCCGGACGGGGTAGCACGTGGCTGGACGATTGCCGTATACCGATAGCAAAGGGAGACGAGCCTCACGGCGGGTATGGTGAGGAAGTCATAGGATTTGGACCATTTGATAACAAGGGAGGGGTAAAGTGGCAGGTTAGTCCTACTGCCGATAAAGGCAGGTTCCCTGCGAACCTTGTTGTAAGCGACGACGTTCTTAATGACGGGGAAGACCACGTTGGATTTGCCGGACAAACCCATATGACAGAGTTTAATCCTTATGGTGGGAACGCACTTAACCAGAGTTCCACGACGAGGAAGGGATATGTAGAGGGATTTGATAAGAGCGGGTCTTTTTCACGATTTTTCTCGTTAGATGCTTGGTGGAATAGGCATATATCTAAACTTCCGGAGGACGTTAGAAAGGTATTTCCGTTCCTGATATGCCCTAAGGCAAGTAAGTCCGAAAAGAATAAAGGTTTGGAAGATAATATGTTTGATAGGGAATGCCGATGGAATAATGCCGGAGAGTGGACAAACCTAAAGACAACCGGATATGGAAATAACCATCCTACTGTAAAGCCGATAAAACTTATGTCTTATCTTGTTGCGTTAGGTTCTCGTCCGGACGACATAGTATTAGACCCGTTTATGGGTAGTGGGACTACGTGCGTAGCCGCAAAGATGTCCGGAAGAAAATATATAGGGATAGAGTTAAACAAAGATTATTATTCAATAGCAGAAAAGAGAATAGGGATAACAGGGAGTCCGATGATATGAAGATTTTAGTATTGGAAGATGCTCAAGAGAGAATAGATTGGTTCAAGAAGTTTCTTATCGGCCACGAAGTAGACTTTGTTGCTACAACAGAGGAAGCTTTCAAGCTTTTGGACGAGAAAGAATATTACGATATGATATACCTCGACCACGATTTGGGAGGGGAGATATTTGTCGAGTCTGGAGATAATACTGGATATGCTGTTGCAAAGAAGATGGTGGAAGATGTAAGCGTTTACAATAAGTTTAGAACTGCCTTTGTATTCATACACTCTGCCAACTATATCGGAGCTGGAAAGATGCAGGCTTTACTTATGGACAAATATAAGACAATAGCATTCCCATTTCTAGCTATGATAAACCACTATGGAGGATATATGGGGAGGAAAGATGATTGAAAAATTATATAGGAATAGATAATGGAGTATCCGGTAGTATCGGGATTATATTATTTAATAACAATGAATATACCTACGTACCTACACCAGTTAAGAGGGTACTTGGGTATACAAAGACAAAGCAATGGTTACACAGGGTAGACTTCCCCAATATACTTAAAGAGTTAGACGTACCAAATAAAGAGCAGACTTTAGCTATTATTGAACGGCCAATGGTTAACCCCGGCAGGTTCAAAGCCACCGCATCCGCTCTCCGAGCTTTAGAAACTACACTTATAGCACTTGAACAGTTGGGAATAGCCTACCAATTCATAGACTCAAAGGAATGGCAGAAGGCTATGTTACCCTCTGGTTTAAAGAGGGACGAGTTGAAATCCGCGTCCTGGCAAGTCGGTAAGCGTCTGTTTCCTACTATAGCTTGGAGTCAGTTCGAGGATGCTGATGGAATTTTGATAGCTGAGTATGCCCGTAGAAGTGGAATGTAACTATTATTGTAAAATTTGTCTAGTTTTTATATTAATATAGGTATAAGAGAGGTGATATGGAATTCGATAAAGAATCGTTGCGTTTTAAGCTTACAGTAACTTCCCCGTCTGGCAAAGTAGTTGATATAGATCCTATGGCTCAGGTCTCCATAGACGAGGAACGTATAAAAGACCAAATAAAACTATTGCCTTCCCAGTATGCCTTCTTTACCGCTACCTATCTGGTTGCCAAGAGAACAAAGGATTTGGCCGAGTTGGACTTGAGTAGGATGAAGAACGTGAAGTCCAAAGAGATAAGGAATAAGTATAAGAAGTCTACTGCAAAGGGAGACAAAGAGTTGACTATAAGGGAGGTAGACGAATACCTAGCAGAAGACGAGGAAATCTATAAGAAGGAAAAAGAGTTGCTTGAGCTCACAATCCAAGCCGCAAAATGCTATAACCTGTGTCAAGCAATAGACAAGAAACAGCAGTCATTATCGTCCTTGTCCTATATGCAGTCGCAGGAACGGAAGTTGCTAGACAACTTGAATAAGGATGCACTTTTAGAAGACCATAATATACAAATAGACCCGAATCTATTTGAAAAACAAACCAAAGGAGAAACAAAATAATGAACCCGACTTCACAAGACAAGATAGAAAGATTTAAGAGGATACTTGAGGAGACGACCTCAAAAAAGTCGTTGGACAAAAAGTATGCGGACCAGGAAATAAAGGACGGAGATACTATGATAAGGATTCTGCCAAACCAGGATCCTAACAAGAACTTCTTCGTCAAGTCAGCTTTCCATAGAATTCTGGGGGAATATTATAACTGCCCCAAGGAAACCAAAAAGGGTGAGAAATGCCCTATTTGCGAGTACGTGAACAAGCTCTATAAGTCCACGAACATCACGGACTTAGAGATAGCCAAGGAGTTCAAGAAGACCAGACGGTATTACTACAACGTCGTGGTCAGAGGCGCCGAGGATAAGGGTGTTCGTATCCTCACTTCCGGCATAAAGCTCTTTGAGAGAGTTATCGGAGCTTGCGCCAATCCTGAAGTAGGCGATATCACCGATATAAACGAGGGATATGATTTCAGGGTTAATAAGAGGATGAAGGACGGATACTGGAATTACGACCTTTCAGACGCTTCCAGAAAACCCTCCCAGCTCACCGCAGACCAAGCGAAGGCCAAGGAATGGCTAGCTGCCTGCTATGATTTGGAGAAAGAGATAAAGCTCCTTACATATGACGAGCTCAAGAAGGTTCTCAGTGACGCAATACAGCAACAGCAAAACGTAAGCCCGGAGTCGTTGGCAAACGTGGAACAGAAAGTAGTTCAGCACGTTGCGGCTCCTAAGCCAGCTCCTCATCAGCCACCTGCTCCTGTACAGGTAGACGACGACATCGACGAGGAAATCGAAACGTTCAGGAAGAACCTGGAAAATATCCAGGCAGATGGTAAGAAGTAGTTTGTAGGCCCGGGAATTGGGGTGGGGCGTTTTCCAGCCTCCTTGTCAAGCTCCACCCCAATCCTATTAAGGAGCTAAATAATGGCTAAACATAAAGAGCAGAATAATAATGATAAGGAAATAGAATCTTTTATTTCCGATATAAATACATCATTTAAGGATAACGACTTTTCCGTTGCCTTGGAGAAGGACTTCATATCCAAAGTCGAGTGGCTTAGTTCTGGCAACTATGCTATCAATTACGCTTGTACGGGAAGTCCATTCAAGGCAATTCCTTTTGGCAGGATAGTTTCTCTGGTAGGTGATTCCGGTTCAGGAAAATCCCTGCTGGCAAACCACATCCTCGCAGAAACACAGAAGCTAGGGGGACTTTGCGTCCTGTTTGACGTTGAGAGGGGTAATTATGTAGAACAGATGGCGAAGCTGAAAATAGACCCGTCAAAGCTGATAGTTTCCGGCGCAAAGATGCTTGAGGATATATTTGAGAAGGCCATATTCTTCGTAAAGTCCTACCAAGCAAAGAAGCTGTCAATTCCGCTTACGATAGTAATAGATAGTATGTCGCAAGCCTCCTCACGGACAGAAATGGAAGAGGGTTTTGACAAGTCGGATATGAAGAGAGCCCAAGTTATCAGGAAGGGGCTACGTATGATAAGCAGTCTTATATCCGATAATAAGGTGTGTTTTATCATTATCAATCACCTTACTGTCAATATAGGCGCTGCTCAGAATCACGGCCCCTATAAAGTTACTGCCGGTGGAACTGCCGTAGAGTTCTGGCCTTCGCAGGTTATAGAGGTAAACAAAGGCAAGGTCTACTTGAACGAGATGGAAATGCCTTATGGTATGGATATAAGGGTAAAGATAGCAAAATCTAGGTTCTTTATACCTTTTGTGAGGGCAACTGTCCAAGTGCTGTTTGATAGTGGCATAGACCCTTATAGTGGTCTATTTAACCTACTGGTGGCAACTGGGGTGGTAAAAAAGGTCAGTTCTGCGGGTTGGTATGCTTTTGAGGATGACCTTGAAAAGAAGTATAGGGAGTCGGAGCTTATAGACCTGATTAAGACAGATCCGGTTAGATATCTTAGTCGGTTGGAGACAGTAAAGACTATAACAACGAAGCCGGTGGAGGACATAGTTGAAGAAACTGAAGAAAAGTGATATAGTTCCGTTTGGTGAACCCGTAGACTTCAAGGACTTCAAGGACAAGTGGGAGTGGAGAAAGAAGCAGTGGTGGTATCCCTGGTCCCAAGTATGGTGGTGGATACGGCACGGTATCTGGCAAAAGATAGGTGATATACCGAATCATATAAAATGGTTTTTCCAGAGAGGTCTTAGGGGATACTCCGACTTCGATTTATGGGGTACGTGGGATTACCTAGGACCACTTATCCTCAATATGCTTGTAGACCTGAAGAGGATAAAGCACGGAACTCCGGCTACAGAGGATCCTATTACTGGTAAATTTACAGGCGACGCAGACAAGGACTATGACGAGAAGAGGTGGGACGAAATACTGGACAAGATGATACGTGGGTTCGCTATTATTGCCAAGATACAGAACGGAGAACTTGAAGTAGGTACTGGTATGAGTGACGAACAGAAGGCGGAGATGAACGAACATTGGAAAAAGGAAGGATGGGGAAGGTTTACAACCAAAGAGGAAGAGGAACAAATACAGGAGTCTTTCAGACTTTTAGGTAAGCACTTCTTTTCTCTATGGGATTAAATAATAGTATGTCGCGCGGCTGCGACTGGGATAAGCCTTTCTTTACTGTTTATATGAATAGCCCGGATGTAATGAAGTGTAATGAGTGTGGAAACGTAATAGACGATAAGACATTATATAAGGTTAATGGTAAGCGAATTTGTAGGGAGTGTTGGAATAAATGAAAAAGAAAAAAGAGGAAGTTTACACACTTACATTTAAGGGTTGGATAAGCACATATGTAAGCGATGTTGATCGTATTTTAAACGACCTTAAAGTTTATATGTACGAATCAAAAAAGAACGGAATTGTATTAGACGAAGGCACTTTTAGTTTCGTTGAGATAGCGAAGGTAAAGGAGAAAAAGAAGAAATGAACATAAAGTTAATGAAGAATACCCTATTCTTTGAGTTTGACAAGGAGGGAGGAGAGGAAACAAAGACCGACGGCGGTATTATAGTTCCAGAACAGAAGGATACCTTTATCCGAAAGGTTACCATAGCCGGTGAGAATGAGTTAGGAATTAAGGTTGGAGATAAGGTATTGCTCAATCCTCACGCACAGCTTATGGAGTTTAGGTTAGGGCTTAAGTGGTATAAGCTTTGCCCGGTATCAATGGTGGTAGCTGTCATTGAGGACTAAATATCTATAAGGGAGGATTTACAATAATGGGGAAATATACTAAATGGATTAAGGCAGCTTATAGGTATTACAATGATGAAGTTCGGAATTATATTCCGGACGCAGACGATATAATCGGAACTGTTATAGATTTTATGGAGAACGAAGGCCATACTTTAACAGACGAAGATATAAGACAAATTGAGAAAGAAGTGGGAGTAAATGAACAGACTGGAGCTGGGGCTGCGGGGGGAACGACGACAGCAACGTTCCAACCGGCAGTAGGTCCAGCGGGTTCTCCATCTAAATCTGGTGCATTCCCCGGAACAGAGCTAAAGAGAAAAAAGAAGAAAATAAACGAAAAAATTGAGGGAGCCGTTGACTTTTATGGCAGGATTAAAGGGTCAAGTGTTAAGGAAAAATAAAGTTACGGGGGGTAAAAATGTTTGGACAACCTTTCAAAAGAGAAGGAGATTATAGAGGGAATTGTATTTGATTCCAGAAGTGAATTAAGCAATCTATTAAAAGATTACAGTAAGAATATAAAAGACCACGACATTGAAGCTGAAACCATTACGCAGATAATAGAGTATTTCATAAAAGTCATATATAAATTGAATAGGTTTAACGAGTTCAAAAGTAGGTTCCGAGTGTTAGAACGTGGTGATAAGGTATCAAAGAAAGAACTTGATAGGTGCGATCTAGTGTTGCGGCTTTCTGATAATAATACTGTAAATATAATCAAAAATTCTATTAATAGTATTGAGGGTTCTTTCGTTAGGAAAAAGAAAAAATAAAGGCGGAATTATGTTAAATGAAGCATATATCGTATTCAAAGATAAATTCATTCATAACCTGCCCCCTGAAATACAACTTTCAGTATGTAGAGAAGGCCGATGCAGATCCGGTAGCTTCGTCAAGTCAGCAGTTAGGTAAGTACATTCACGAAGTTTTGGAACATTGGAGAGAAGGTCTAGACATAAATGAAGTAGGAAAGTTGTTTGAGAGTAAGTGGGTTATAGCGGACGAGGAGTTAAAGGTCGTTCCGAGATTATTAGACAACGCAAAAGAGATGTATCAGCCATACTTCGGTATGCCGTTTGAATCTGAATTTGAGCTGGAATATAAGCTTCTTATTCCAAACGCAGAAGAAATATTGATAAATGGCATAGTAGACAAGCTATACAAGCTCCCAGACAATAAATATGCGATAGTTGATTTTAAGACAGGGAGGGGACGAATTGACACCTCCCTTCAGATGAAGTTTTATGTATACCTATTATGGAAGTCGAGAGGGTACAAACCGGAAGATGTGGCTTGCCAGACGTTCTGGCTACGGACAAAACAAACAGTAACGCACCAGTTTGATACACCAACAATACAAGAATTTGAGAACTGGTTACTTACTATGAACGAGATAGTGGATAGTATGGCAAAATATAAGCATCAGTTTTCGTCATCCTGTACCTACTGTCAGTTCAGGAATACGGCTTGTGTGCCGTATAAAATAAGGAAGGAGAAATATGGAGTATAAAGACAAGTATCCAAACGCAAAGCTTAATGAGGAAGTGGACGTATGTATCCTAAAGGTTGACAAAGCCGGTCCTTGCCTCCATTGTGGCAAGCCTTCCCAATTTGTAGACCTTGATTTTGAAGCTAACTTCTGTTCAGAAGAATGTAATAGAGCCAAGTGGAAAGAATATGAGGAAGCCAACGAGGCTGCCGAAGA